TCGCCCGGCCGCGACTTGTTCTTCGCGTACCGGATGCTCGTCATCATGCGGCGGCGCACGAACGCGCCGAACCGCACGAGCGCCTTCTGTGCGCCCGCGTCCACTTCGCGCAGCAACTGCGCCGTCTTGAGCGCGTTCTCGCGGGGTTGCAGGTCGGCGGTGAGCGGAGTATCGGTCACGCGAACGAGCCTCCGGGTTCGGCGTACTGCACGGCCGGCCCCGCCGCGACCTTCGCCCACTTCGGCAGGTTGTCGCCGTCGGCGAAGCGGATTTCGAGTTCGCGGTACAGCCGCGCCTCGATGCCCTGATCGTCGCGCGCGGCGAACAGGTAGCACTCGGCGCGGACGCCGCGCGCGCCCACCAGCGTGTTCGGCCCGTCCAAGATGAGCAGGTCGATCGTGGTGCGCAGCGCGAAGGCGTCCATGAACGCTTCGTAGTTCGCGTTCCCCGGCTTCACCTTGAGTCGCCCGGAGATGCTCACGGACGCAAGGCCGGGCGTCATCATGGCGAACGGCGACGCGCGCGAGTTCGCACCCAGTTCCGCGAACCGCGGATCGACCACGATGTTCTCGAACTCCGGGCACGCGACCCAAGTGGGCGTGCCGAAGGTCGCGGAGTTGCGGTAGGTGACGGCGTTCAGTGCGATCACGGCTTAGCCCTCGGCTTCTTCGAGTATCACGACCCGGACCACGGCCACAAACAGCCGGTGCTCGATGAGGTCCACCACGTCGTACACCGTGGTCACTTCGGCCTCGACCGGCCGGGCGTCCGGGCACGTCGGCATGAGCGGCACAACGCGCGCGTCGAACCACTGGCTCACTTGCACCGCGAACGCGATCCGCTCCGCGACCCAGTCGTCTGGGATCGCGGCGGCTTGCGCCGTGTACTTCTCCGCGATCCAGATTTGGAACCCGTAATCGTTCTCGTCTTCGCTCCGGTCCAGCGGGCGCGCCGCGTACCCGTCCGGGAACACGAGCACCTTGCGGCCGGTGAACGACTCGGTGCGCACGTCGTAGGTGAAACTTTCCAGCACCTCGCTGGGCGCGGTCGGGTTCCACTTCGATTCGAGCAGCGCGACCACGGCCCGGCGGATCGCGTTGATTCGGGTCGGGTCGGCTGCCACGGCTCACCCCATCACAATCGTAAACTGGCTCGTTTCCGTGCCGGTCCCGGTGAGGTCCAGCGTCTTCGCGGTCGGGCCGATGTCCGGCGTGCCCTCGGGGGCGTACAGCATCACCGTTCCGCCGGCGGGCACGACCACGACCGATGACGCGCCAAAGGCGTCGTACCCGTTGCTCGCGCCCGGCTCGATCGTGAGCGCCGCCGCGCCCAAGTTCGTCACGCGGATCGCTTGCACCTTCAGCCCGGTGCCGTCTACCGACGCGCCGTTGGTGCCGAACAGGTCCGTGAGGTCGATCGTCGCCGCGCCCGCGGTCAGCGCCTGCACGAACGACGCCTGCTTCGTGACCGCCGGCGTGCTTGTTCCGTTCAGGCTTTTGGCGACGTTGAACAGCGAGTGCGTGACGGTGCGGTTGGACGAACTCGCGCTGCCCGTGTTGTTCGGTAGCACCTCGGTGACGGTGCATTTCATTTCGAGTTCGACGCTCACGCTCATGTCGCCACTCGCTTCGTGTGGACGCGGTACGCCGTCTGCGTCGCGTCGGTGTAGCGCTGCTCCGGTTCGCCCAGCGTGGGCAGCACTTCGAACGTCACCGTCTCGCCGTTGATGACCTCGGTGATCCGGTCACCCTTCGCGGGCACCCGGCCGGGCAGGTCCGCGACCGCGATGAAGTAGTCGCGCTCGCCCCACACGACCGACGGCCCGCGCCCGGTCGGGGTGCGGTTCACGAACAGCGTCTGCCCGAGCGTCACCTTGCCGGTCAGGTCGATCGCGGCGGGGAGCGGATCGCCCGCCGGCTGGTACGTCACCGCACCGGCCGGCGCGTCGGCCTTGAGCATCTGCGCGTTGAGCCAAGCGGCCGACGATTCGAGCAGGCCCATACTTCACCGCGGCTTACACGTAGGGTTGGTGCAGCGCCTGACAGATCGTGTTCGCGCCGCCGGCCCCGCCGCTCACGACGAACCCGAAGAGCGCGTTGTTGGTGCTGGTGGTGGTGACCTTGTTCACCGAATCGTCCCACCACACCTTCGCGCCGTTCGCGGCGTTGTTCAGGTTGATGCAGTCGTACACGCCACCGCCCGCGGCGAGCGCGCCCAGTACGCCGTTGGCGATGTCGAGGTGTGCCACGCCGCAGGTCAGGCCCGCGGTGTTGCCGATGAGCACGACTTGCCCCGCGCTCACCGCACCGGCCGCCGGGGTGTAGTCGATCATCACGGGCGTACCGTGTCGGAGCGTCGCTTCAGCCATGTGGGGCCTCCGGTGTGCCGGGGATCGGCGACGCATCGACCCACATGGTGTCGTGCGCGTCCGTGCCCCACGGCTGTTGGTTTCCGAACCGCATCTCGCCGGCGTGGGCGACGGGCACCTTGCGCGTCGCGCCGATCCGCAGGCCGAGTTCGTGGCACAGGCGGCTGAAGTACCAGTCTTCCGGCTCCACCTGTGCTTCGTACCGGTTCGACTTCGTGTTGAAGGCGATCCGGTCGTTGATCGTGAACCGCACCTGCTTCGCCCACGCGCCGAACCGGCACACCCACAGGCCGGTATTCAGCAACAGCGGGTGCCCGCAGTCGGCGCTCGTGAACGTCTCCGGCAGCCGGTGGACCTCGGCGAGCGTGAGCCGCGCGAGGATGCGCCACGGGTCACCGGACGGGTGCGCGAGCGCGAGGCTCGTGAGGCCCTTCGGGTCTTTGATCGGGACCGCGACGCCGAGCACGTCCAGTTCGCGGGCTTCCATCTCGGCGATCAGTACGTCCAGCCAGCCGTCGCACGCTTCGATGTCGGCGTGCTGCATGGCGAAGTAATCGACCCGCCCGCCGGCGTGTTGCAGGTTCAGCGCGCCGCACCACAGCGAGTTGAAGTTCGCCGCGAGCAGGCTCCCTTGCTGGTACTGGAAGTGGAGCAGGTCCGGCCGGGCGGTCGCGCGCCAGAAGCTGCGCGCCGCGCCCGCCGTCAGGGTGCCGTACCCGGGCATGCCGAGGTAGGCCCGCTTCTCGCTCACACCTTCCATGCCGCTTCTCGCTCACACGGTTCGGGTCGAACTCAGGCCGCGGGCGGCTTCGCCTTCAGCGCCAGCCCCGCGCGAATCGCTTCGATGATCTGCGCCTTGCGGGCCTCGGCCGGCAGCGCGATCGCTTCGCTCTCGGCGAACTGCCGCAGTTCGGCGACGGTCCACTCTTCGAGGCCGTCGTTCTCCGGCGCGCCGGCTTGCGGCGGAACCGGGGGCGCGGGCGGGGGCGGCGGAACCGGAGGAGCGACCGGCGGAGCGGGGGTGTCGGTCGGCTGCGATTCGCGTGTGGCCTTCCGCACCGCGGCGCACATCTCGCGCGCGTTCACTTGTCCGTTCAGCACTCGCACGCCGATCGATTCGAGCGCGCCTGCGTCCGCTGGCGAAACCGAGACCGCAGCGTTCGAGCCTTCCCAGCCGGCGGCGAAGGCTGTGAGCCGGGCGAGCGTCGATGCGTCCATTGGGGCACTCCTTCGGGGCTTAACGTTTGAGTCGGAGGGGCCGGAATCGAACCGGCGCTTTCCGCGTTATGAGCGCGGCGAGATGCCACTTCTCCACCCTCCAAAGTGACCGGGCCGAAACCCGGTCGGGCGGCGCTTACGCGCCGGTGTTCTTGTTCGCCGCGGTCGGATCCTCCATACCCACGCCGAAATCGTGGAACGCGCGCCACTGCCGGCCGAGCGTCGCGAAATCGGTCTCCGCGTCTTCGATCGTGGGCGTCTCTTGGCCGTTGAGGAACGCCACCGCGATCGCGGCGCGGACCGCGGGATCGGCGAACATGTACCACGCGGTCGAAGACTGTCCGCTGATCGCGGCCCCGTCCTGATCCTTGATCGCCGTGTTGTTCAGGTACGGCGACACGACGGGCATGTACTTCCCGGCGTAGGGGTTCTCCGCGCTGTAGATGTTCGAGTCGCCGTTCGTGGTCAGCGTGGTGTTCTTCCACATGATCGTGGCGTCGGTCTTCAGCGTGGTCGGCACAAGCACTCGGTCGGGCGTCGTCAGGATGGGCTTGCCGTTCCCGTCCACTTGGTTGCTGAACGAAGTCTCTGCGGCTTCGAGGCCGTCCACGCTGAACGTCGAACCCGGCGTCCCGGTGAGCAGGTTCTTGTTGCCCACGCTGAAGAACGAAGACGGGCTCGAGAGCAGCAGCACGAACACAGCTTCGTCAATGCGCACGGCACTCATGCGGCCGAGCATCTTGGGGATTTCCAAGAACGCGCCCAGATCGTCGTTGATCTGCATCTGGCGCGTGAGCGCGATGATCGCCCCGAAGGTGGCGAGCTGGTTCGAGTACGCCGTGTCGGTGAGGCCGATGTGTTTCAGTTCGCCGTCCGGCCCGACCTTGCGGAACGCGCCCGTGCTGTCCAGCCGGAACCGACTGACGGCTTTGAAGTCGCTGTGCGAGCGCACGGCGGCGATCATCTTCCACGCGACCGCGACCGCTTCGTAGCTGGCGAGCATCGCTTTGTTGGCGACGTTCGCGAGCGCGTTCGTGAGCGACAGCGTGGTAAAGCCCTGACTCGCGCGGATGGCGCGGTCGGCCGCGAAGTAGGCGCGGATGAACTCGTTGGACTTCCGGTTCCCGTGGAAGGACGAGTGCCCCGCGGCGCGGATCGTCTCGTCCATGAGCGCGTGCAGCGAGTAACCCTTGAACCGCCCGCTGCCCGCGTCGTTCATCACCCGCTCGCGGTCGGCCGATGCCGTCAGCGCCGCGACGCGATCCTGTTTGAACCCGGCCGTGAGCAGGAGCGCGGCTTCCACTGTCGCGCCCAACAGCCGGTCGGCGTCGGGCGAGCCGGTCCCGCCGCGGAGGGCCGACGGGTTCGGACGGGTCGCGCGCATTAGTGCCAGTTCGGTGCGGCTCGCGTCCCAGCCCGCGGTGATCGCGTGAACGGCGATCGACACCTGACGCCCGCCGACTTCCATCGTGGGCGCGCCGGTTTCGGTCGTGTACGCGGCCGCGAGGCGGTTGATCGAGTCGATCCGCTGTTGGTTTGCTGCGATGCGCTGGTTCATCAGCCGAACCGGATCCGCCGGCCGGCGGGCCGGGTTCGTGCGCCCGCCGCCGCGCACCGCCGGCCGTTGCGCCGCACCCGCGACCGCTTCCTCTTCTTCTTCCGCGGGCGGATTGCCATCGGACGCCGCGACCGGTTCGGTCGTGGTGGTACCTTCGGTGTCCCCTTCGGGGTGTTCATCGGCGTACAGCAGTTCCATGTTGGCGCGCTGCACTTCGGTCAGTGCGCTCGCGTCATCGAAACCCATCGCAAGCAACCACTGTTCGAAGGTCATGGCGGCTCCCAAATTGGAGGCGGTTACCACCGAGGTTCGGCGGTCCCCGCCCAACACAACGAAACTCAGTTCGCGGAACTTGCACCCGCGGCCGATCACGCACGGCCCGGGGTACTCGCGGCCCCAGTTGGCGACGCCGACGGCACCGGCTTCGATCCGCACCACTTCGGACGGATCGGCCCCGACCGAGGCTTGCCACTGGTACTTCGCGCGGGCGAGCGCCAACACGCGCTCGGCGCAGCTCGCCCCGCGCTCGGGGTCGGCCGGCGGCACGGTGAAGAACCCGCGCGCCACCAAGTGCCGGTTCTCGATCGCCAACTCTTCGACCTGCCCGACCACCGAGCCGAGGTCGGCCCAGTGGTCGTACAGAGCCGGAATGCGCTGTTCGCCGAGGTCCGCGGTTTCGAGGTCAACGATGACCGGATTGTCCCACGGGGAGATCCGCATCGCTTCGCCGGTGTACGCCACCATCTCGAACCGCGCCGGCTTCTCCGCGCTCGGCGAGTCCGCACCGGTGATCGCCACCGACAGGGCGACCGCGCTGATGCGCCCGGCCGGAACCTGACGGCTCGCGCGCACGCGGCGCGCACGCGCCGCGGCACTACGCCGCGCTAACCGGTTCGGCATCGGTATCCTCCGGTTGCGGCGAGACTTTCTCGGCCGGGGTGAGCGGGTACAGGGTGCCCGGCACGAGGCCGTGTTCGCGTTCGAGGCGGCGCGCTTCGGCCACCTCGCGGGCGCGCTGGCGCAGGTGTTCTTGCCAGTCCTTCCCGCTGCGCTCCGCGAGCACGTCGCTCAGGGTGCGAGTGCCGTTGCTGAGGCCGATGTTGTCCGCTGTGGCGTCCTTCACCGGGTCGATCGACGGCATGGCGTCCCACTGCCAGTCCCACGTCCACTGAGCGGCGGGGGGCAGCCCCGCGGGGAGGTAGCCTTCGATCAACACGGCCTCGCGCAGCCACGCGCGGAACACGCGGTCCAAGAACCGCCGCCGCAACTCGTCTCGGGTGATTGCGGTATCAGCGCGGTACGGGATGTGATCCAGTCTCGCGGACGAATAGTTGTACTCGGCGGAACTCTTGGTTGAGACGTTGCGCGGCGCGTTCATCCCCGCGCCGGCTTCGGTCAAGATTTCGCGCTTGAACTCGCCGTACCCGGTCACCGGTTGCTTCGCGTCGAACGCACTCGCCTCCCAGCCCGCGGGCAGACTGAGCAGCGCGCCGCGCTCGAACTCCACGCGGTCGAACGACGGCCGATCGACTGTCGCGCCGGGGGGCTGCGGCGCGTCGTACTGCGGCGGGAGGTTCGTCTTCATCACGCCGGTGATGAGCGCGCTCACCTCGGCCGCGGTGAGCGTGGCTTGCGTGTATCGCCGCAGTTGCCCGTAAAGATTCAGGCTCGGTGTGGTGGAAGGCACGCCTCGCGCCTGATTCGGGCGCTCGGGATCGTACCAGTGAACAACGGCGTGCGCGGGCACGCGGTCGTAAGCCGTGGTGCCCGCGAGCAAGTCGCCGGGGTGGTACTTGAGGAAGTGGTATTCGACCGGGTTCCCGTGCGGGTCGAATCGGATACCGTCCACGGCGAGCGGATCCGTCCACCACAGGTCGGGCGTCGCCACTTGATCCGCTTCGTACAACCGCACGTCCAGTTGCGGCCCCGAATCGGGCAGCGCGGGGTTGGTGGTCAGAACCGCGAAGCACTCGCCGTCGCGGTCCCCGGTTTCAACCGCCATCCGCAGCTTCGCCGCGAGGCCGGTCGCGTCCGCCCACTTCCACCACTTCAGTTCCACTACCGAGGCCGCGCCGGGCGGCACACTCAGCGCGGTCCCAAAATCGGGATCGGCGAACGTCCCGGGCAACGTGATCTGAAGGCGCGGGCCGGTGCCCACGACGTCGTTGCGGCGCGTCCGCAGCAGTCCGCGACAGTACCCGTTGTTCGCCGCTTCGTACCGCGACCGGTTCCGAAGGATCTGTCGCACCGTCGGCGTGTGGGCCGCGTTCGCGCTGTAGCCGTCGGCCTGCGACCAGTGCGCGCGGTTTTCGTCGCTCGTGCTGGCCGCATCGTACCGGCTGCGCACGGGCGCGGCCTGAGACTCGCCCGCCGGTGCCACCTGTGGCCCGGCGAGTCGATCGGCGATGCGGCGCAGCGTTCGAGCGATGAGACCGAACATCAGGCGCGGCCCGTGGTGCCCGGGAGAACGGCCTTCGCGGGCCGCGTCATGTTCCACGCCGATCGCGGCCCGCCCGCGGCGTTGGTGCCCTCGGAGGCCGCTTGCGCCGCGGCGTAGTCGGCCGCGGCGATCTTGTCTGGGATCGGCACCGCGGTCGCGCTCCGGCCGTCCGCAGAGGCCGCGGCGGGCTGGTTCGCGTCTTCCGCGATGGATTCGGGGGTTACTGGTTCGGCCACGGTGAGCGCTCCGAGCGGCTCGCAATTTGCGATAGTCTACACCAATCGAAAGTACATGATAATATCGTCAGCGCCTATGGCAAACTGAGAAGAAATCGGCGGGGTCGATTTGCGCCCGCCGTCACCGTCGGTGATGTGCCTTCGCTCGCTTCTCGCGCGCGAGCCGTTGCATCTCGCTGAAACTGATCTGCGGCTGGGCCGCGGGCACTTCGCCGACGGCCCCGGAAGCCGCGCCCGCGTCGAACCGCAAGCCCTGAATCGAGACCGCGACCGCACTGCCTACCGTGCAGTCCCAGAGGTGGTTCGGTCGGCCGGGCGGCTGTTGCCATTCGTTGACCACAGGTCCGCCCGCGACGCGCTTGCCCGCGACCGGGTATTCGGCGGCGCAGTGGTCGGCGTACAGCTCGTGCCCGCCAGCGGCGGCGTCCGGCGCGAAGAGCGAGAGACAGCCGATCGACCCCGCGGGGGTGCGCAGGCGCGCGGCCGTGAACGTCTTCCAGTTGTTCGCATCGACCACCGCTTTGCGCCCGCGCTTGCCGGTCGCGGCGGTGTTCACGCGCCAGCCCGGACCGGCCTGCTCGCCCGGCTTGATCGCCCACGCCGCCATCGGCGCGGAACTCACACCGATGAACTTCCCGTGCGACGGCAACAGCACTCCGGCGTGTTGGTCGCGCCGGCAGAAGTCGTACACCAGATCGGTCGCGGGGCCGTAGTTCGCATCGACCAAACAGCGCCCGACGCGGAACTCCGTGCCCGTTTCTTCTTGCACGTACGCGCGGCCGAGCACTCGCGCGCTGAGTGCCGCGAGGCCCGCGTACAACTGCGCCTCTTGTCCCATGCCCTTCGCCGTCGGCAGGTCCGCGAGGGTGCGCGCGTCGCTCTCCGCGAAGTACGGGCGCACCTGATCCGGGTACGGGCCGTAGTCGATCACCCAGCCGTTGAACTTCTCGTCCCACGCGGTCACGACGTACCACAACAGACTCATGCCCACGTCGATCATCGCGGTCACGCGCGTCGCCGTGCGCGGCACCACGAGCCGCGCGAGGTTCGTGACCTTCGCCGCGACGAACTCCGCGTCCAGCGCGCCGGAGGCCGCGCCCGCGTTGAACGGCTGCGGGCGGTTCATGTACTCCGCGCTGAAGGCGAACGGGTCGCGGAACCGGAGGTGCATTGCGTGCTGAATCGCGCTCACCTCATCCGGTAACTTCCGATCTTCCCACGCCGCGACCGATCCGGCTTCGAGTTGCTCGCGGTGCGCGAGGTAGTACGCGTTCGCCTCGGCGAAGTCCGGCGGCTCCAACTGGGCGCACCGGCGGTACACCTCGAAGTACGAATCCCACGCGGGCAGGTCGGTGGGGAGCGAACGGAGTATCCCGCTGCGCTCGCCGCGCCACAGCGGGTGCTTCGCGCGATCAAGAATCGAGTCGATGAAGTCGCCGGGTTCGATCACGGTGCAGGGCATCACCGCGGCGATCGTCCGACCCGGCCCGGCCATGCCGAGCACGTCCGCGCTCACGAGCTGCTCGCGCGTCCGGTTCTGCGTCTTGCTCCGTGCGCTCTCCGGCGTCTGCGGATCGTCCAACAGCACAAGGTCCGGGCGCACCATCTCGCCGGTGCTCAGCGTCTTCAACGAACCGCGGATCCCCTCACCCGTCAGGCCGCTCGTGGCGATCACCGCGCCGGCCGTCGGCACCATTCCGTCCGCGCGCAGCGGCCACGCCTTCGGCCAGTTCGCCGGCGGCGGCACGGTGGGCAGCACGATCCCGTCCGATGACCAGTCGATGAGGGTGCTCACGCCCTCGCACGTCTGCCCACTCGCGCGGTTGGCGATGCCGGCGAGCGCGCGGGCGTAGTGACTCACCTCGGGGTAGTCGGCTGCCAACGTCTCGTTGAACCGGATGAGCGTCTTCAGCGATTCGAGCGTGTCGCGTGCTTTGGCGTCGGTCGCGCCGATGACGAACACGTACCGGCACAGGCTGTTGAGCGTGGCCCACAGGGTCGCGGCCCGCGCGAGAGTCGTCTTCCCGGACCCGCGCGCCATCGCGTAGGCGTACAGCGCGCCCTTGAACACCGCCTCTTCGATTCGAGTGATCGCCGAGAGGTGATCTTCGGACCAGCGCAGCGCGAACGCTTCGCTCATGTAGGTTTCGCAGAACAGCTTCAGCGACTTCGCGCACCGCTCGCGCCGTTCGACGTCTTCAATGTCCGGGGCAATCCCCGCTTCCCGCCCACGGAGTGACCGCGCACGCGAGATAGCCGCCTGACGATCCTTGTACTTTCCGTAATCCGCATCGGCTTCAACCGTCGGCTTCTTCGCCGCGACCTTCGGGGCCGACTTCGCACTGGCCTTCGGCTTCACTTTCGACGCGGGTTTCGGGGCCGGCGCGGGCTTCCGCTTCGGCTTCGGCGCGGGTTTCGGCTTCGGCTTCGATTTCGGCACGCGGCCCCTTGAACTAACTGTGTGCAAAAGCGCGGCTGTTCCCGGGTCCGTTTGGGCCGAGTCCCGACACGGAAGGACCCGGAGCAGCCGGTTTTTTGCGGATCGGTTCTGCCTGTTCACCCGTGCATTGTAATCGGTCGTGGCGATGGATGCGCTGTCGGGTTAGTCCGGGGATCGCCCGCGCGGGGTGACGATCCAGTGCCCGCCGTGATGGTCGGTGGAGTCGATCAGGGCATAGGCTCCCGCGCCCGTGTCCGCGTGACCGACCACCCGCCACTTGTGCCGCCGGGTCGGCCGGTGCCAGAGCGC